ACACCCATTCAGAGACTTGCACGCCAAGGCCTGCAGCATTCTCGGTGTAGACGACGAGAGGTTTCATGTTAGCAGTCTCCGCCGTGACGCTTGTGGAGTTTCTTCAAGGTCATCGCGAGATTTGCTCTCTTGGCGAGTGTCGGATTGTCACTATGCGCCGCTTTCTGCAATTTCTTCGCGGGAATATTTTTATCTTCGGGGACGTGAAGCGCCTTACGCAAAGAACCCGGATTCTTTATTGCTGACTGAATCCACTTCTCTGACATCGTCGCGGCCCCCCTTAAAATGGACGAGCGCCCCGGCGAACCGGGGCACTCCTTTTTAGTCGTTAATATCCTTCATGCCCTTGAAATTCGGGCGCTCAGAAGTGCTCGAAGCCGTCGAAAGCGGGGTCCGGCCGCCGCTCGCGCGCTTCGCGCGGTCCATGCGAGCCGGCGACTTCATGCCCTCGCACGAACCGCCGTCCTTCTTCACCTTCTTTTCCTTCTTGAGCTTCTCAAACTCGTGCATGCCGCCGGCTTCATGACCACGGTCATAATAGCCCTGCTTCTTGGCGACCTTGCCGCCCTTCTTAAAGTTGCTGACTTTCTCGTCGGCTTCTTTCGCAGTGTTGCTGTCGCCGCCGGCATACCAGCTCGCACCCTTGTCAGAGTCCGTAACCTTAACGCCCTCTTCAACCTTGCCGCCTTCTTTGCGGTATGTCTTGCCCTTCATAGCCAAATTCCTTCTATGTATTACGTGTTGCCGTTAGGACCCTGGAGATACGTGACTGTCAGAACGCCGCGTCCCGCGCCCGCAACAGCGCCGCCCGAAACGACGATACGTACGTCATTCGCCTGCGTCGGAGAAATCACGCCCACAGAAATCCAGTTCTCGCACTGAGCGACCGTAGTCGGAGCAAGAATGGAAACGCCGAGACCCTCAGCCGCCGCATTGGTAAAATGCGTCGCGTCAATCGTAACGCCATCCAACGTGCCGCCAACGCTAACCGTATTGGTGAAAGCAGTCGAAATGGTCCAATTGATGCTGAGAATCTGGCTCGTAGCCGGCAACGTAATATCTGTAACGGTCGGAGTGCCGTTCTCTGTGAACGGATAACTCTGAGCCATAACCACCTGGCCGACGTTTTCAACGTCAACTCCAGGCAGCGTGCCAGTCGTCGCCAGAATATTTCCGGCTCGGATTGGGCCTGTGAATGTCGTATAACCCATTGTTTTTACGTCCTTTCCCCCTGCACGAGGTTTCGCCCCATCGTCCGTGCAGTGTCTGCCGGGCCAGTCGAGGGGGCTAAGGTGCCCGGTTGTTCTTCAGACACGACGGGCGTGTCTGAAGAGTATTTCAGTAAGTATTTGTAAACACTAAGAACCACTAAAGGGTTATCTTTTAGCATACCCACACCTACATTGCAACTGTTACAGAGCAAGCCGCGAACCTTTCCAGTCTCATGACAGTGGTCAACGGCTAACGCTTTTAACTTACCGTTTCTCACACTTACCTCAGGCAGACCACAAATTGCGCATTTGTTATCTTGTTCTATGACTTTCTTAGAGTATTCAGCAAGAGTTATGCCAAAATCTCTAAGTAAGCTACTGTTAGAACGTTTCGGTTCGTATGTTTTGCAGTAAGCCTTAGCGTAAGCTAACCGATCGTCTCTATTATTGTGGTCGTACCCAGACAAACCCCGCATTACTTCCAAGTTTTCGAACCGGTAATCCCGAATGTTCTTATTCTTAAAAGTAACTCGTCTCTCTGGCCACGAACCGGTCATGTAAAACCAAATGGCACGGGGTATCGTAGTTGATTGCCTATCAACGACCACATACCCTTTAGTGCCGCCTGCGATCATACCGGCTTTCACATTCTTAGAAACGTCGACCTTCCACTTTAAGACGCCAGTTTCCGGACAATAGTCAAGAACCTCTAGAAGTCTTTCATGTGAATATGTCGGATCGTCTATCTTACCCTTCATGGTGTCTCCGGGGGTTGGTTGAACGGTTCAACTATACCCCGGAAAACCTTTCTTAGCAACTGGGTGCGCATCAAAGGAGTACGTTTCTCCTTAACTCATTGTTTTTAATGAGTCGGGAACGACCCGAAGATGCTTCTCCAATTGTAGAATCCAAACGAATATCGTTCGTAGCCCTTGACCAAAAGATTATCGGTCGTAAAGTCTACCTGCATGTCCATTTCGTACGGAACACGCTCCATGTAGACCAGACCCTTGATATTGGTCAGGAGGAACCAGGCGTAGTTCGAGGTCAAGAAGTCCATGACCATATAACCTTCCGGCAGGCCGCCGGCTGTTGTATGGATGGCGTTGACATCGTTGTCCGCCGTGCCCGGACGAAGTTCCGTCTTGGTCAGGCGGATCGCGACCGGCTCGAGGGCCGGCGGGACGATCAGCTTGCGACCGCGAGCGAACATTTTCAGACCGGCGATGTCCTTGAAGTTCTGCCGGATGGAGACCATCGCGTTCAGCAAGGACGACTCGTTCAGGTCAACCTGGACAATCGGGGTGTTCGGAATGACGCCGCCGTCAATCGGGTGATTGAGCGAGCAGAGCGCCTGTCCGTCACCACCGACCGACGGGTTGTAGGTCTGGGCGGTGTTGAGGATGTTCGCGCCGTAGATTTCCTTCGTCTGACCGAACGATTCGATCAGGCCAAGGTTCGTCGGCGTAAACTGAGTTTTGTATAAATTGTCATCAATAGCTTTACGAGTGATCGCGTAGCCGAGACCGATCTCGTAGTGCTCCTGATTGTAGACGTAACGCTCGCTCGCATTGTTGTCGAACGAAACCGCGCCGCCTTCAGTCTTGATCGCCGCAAGACCGAGGTAACGCATTTCAGCGGTACGCTCAAGCGCCATGTTGGACTTGGCCTTTTCGAAGACCTTGTCCCACTGCGACGGGATCTGCGGATACTTGCCTTCAACGCCCCGGAGACCGGGGAGGAGAAGGTCGCGAATAGCCGAAAGATTAACAGCCATTGGTCCTTACTCCTATTAGATGCCAGCAACGGCGCTATTCGTGCGCAGCCACTCGTTGTTAAAGCCGACTTCGACGTAGTTAAACTGAGCAGTTGCGTCTGTTCCGTTCGACCCCGGCGGGTCAAGCACCATGTTGGTGATAATGAACGGGAAAGTCGATGTCGTGGCGATTGTGTCAACAAACATGCCCGACTGCTGTGTCAGGGAGCTGCCGACGCCGACGTTCAGATTGCAGTATTTGCCGACAGGCGAGGATACGAAGTTCGACGGTGTGCCGGAAATCTGAAAACCCGTGCCGCTTGTCTGAACGATGAACCGCGCGTTCGGGTCATCAATGATGTACGCCGCGACGTCGCCCTGGGCGTCAAAGCCCGGCCAATACTGCGACCACACCGTCCGCTTCTGCGAGATGCTCAGATACTGGCAGCCCCAGAAAATGCCGGCCAGCGGCGCGTTAAGCGTCGATGTCGCCGAGGCCTGCCCGACGTAACCATTCGCCGGCAGCACCTGCGTAAGCGCGTCTCCGCGATAGATCGGGGTGGCGTTTGTGGACTGAATACGGCGGGTGGTAACCCTCCAGTTCATGGGTCCATTAGACGTGTTTACGGGTCTGAAGCCAAAAGGGGCCAAAAGATTTGCCACGGCTTCCTCCTGTTCAAGAGAGAAGTCAGTAGCTACAACAGCGCGTTATAGAATACGGACAGATAAATAATGAAGAGCGGCTCGGCGCGAGCTGCTGAAGGATCTGCGGAACGGTGGTCCCGCTAGAATTCTTTGCGTCTACCGTGTTTAGATTCAATCGCAGCGCGCTTTTGAACTAATAAAACCACGGCGAAGTCTAAACATTTACGACGCTGTTGGCGATTATAGCGCAACAGCGTCGAAATGTCAAATCTGTTACTCGTTCGGCACGTCAATCGGTCCACGCGTCTTGGAAAACCGGTTAACTTCCCGGCGACCAAGGTCTCCGGCGCGACCTTCGCGCATCTGAGCCTCTTTCGTAATGACCGCCTCACGAGCGGCGCGGCGCTCTTCTTCACGCGCTTCAAGCGTGAACTGGAGCGGGCGTTCCATGAGAACGAGGCCGCCGACTTCAATCGTTTCGCCTTTCCAGCCGCGCGGCATGAGTTCGGGGTGCCGGCTAACAGGGACCGGTTCCCAGCCGTTCATTTCGTTCTGACGGATACGGTCAATGTCGTCCTGGTTTAAAACGGACTTTAACTTCCATTGGTAGTCCCACCCGTCAGGCGGGGGCGGTGCCCAGTACTTATCGCGTTCTGAACCGCCTGCGAGGTCCGGATTTCCGCGCAGCTGGCGAATACGAGCTTCCGCACGAGCAATTGAACTCATTTCTTTTGATTCGGCCGCGCCTTCCGCTTCCGCCGCAGATTTTAGCGCGCGCCCCTCGCGGGTTCTCAAGTCAATATTAGTCATTAGTTATATTCCTTCTAAGCCGTCAGCTTACCTTGCTTAATTAAGAAAGCTTTGTTTCGGGCGTAGGATTCGATAGCTTTATCGCGGGGGAGGTCGGGTTCAGCGAGAATCGCCATTTCAACCTCATCCGGCCTTAGCGTCATGACGTTGCTCTGGTTGTTCGGTCGCGACGAGATGCCGTTAGCCGTTGAAGATACGGGGGTTGAAGCGATTGACTTTTTCTGAACGCGAGCCGCCGGGGCTTCGTCTTCCTGATTGGAATACCCGAGACGCGCTTCAATATAGCGGAAGTATTCCCGGCTTTCCGGCTGTATTCCGTCTTCGACCGCGTCTTCGTGGGCGCGTGTGAGGCGTCCTATTTTACTGACGACCTCGGGGTGTTCCCGCAACCACTGCGCAGATTTCGGCGTTAGCCGCTGCGCGTACATTTCAACCGGGTCCATCTGAGGCGCAGGAGGAACCTGCGGCTCAAACGACGGCGGTTGCTGTTTTACGGAACCTTCCGTCGTTTCCTGAAGCTGTTCCTGAAGTCTCGCGCGGCCATTCTGAAGCTGAAGGAGGTGCGATTCTGCCTGAGCAATAGCCCGCTGCGCCTTTGCGGCCGCTGCATAGTCGCCCGCCGCCATGGCCTCTGCGTAATCGCGCTCTGCTCCGGCTGCCGCCTGTTCGGTAGAGTGTATCGCGTTATCAATAATCGCGAGGTTACTCCCCTGAACCTGATTTTGCGCATATTCCGCTTGGTAACGCTGTTGCTGCGCAAATTGTTCGGCTTGTTTTCGGGCCTCGCGTTCGGCCTCTGCGATTTTCCGCTGATGTTCATACTGAGCGCGGAGATCGTTTAGCGCCTTTTCCCGAGGATCCGGGGCGTCGGGTTCTTCCCGCTTGGTAGAAACCGGCTCAATCTTTGCTGATGTTTCTTCGATTTTCGCTTTACTGTCACTGATTTCGACTTCAGTAACGGGTTCGTCAGGCAGCGTTACCTGAACCGCTTTTTCCTGCGGCGCATCGTCGTCCGTTATCATAGGAGCGTCCTATAAGTTAGTAGATTGCGTCTGGAGACGCGACACGCAGGCGCAGATGGATGTCCGTAACAACTCGACACGGGACAGCTGCGTCGCGGGAGGATAGTCCCTCTTTAGAAGAGTTCAGTGTGACGGGCCAGCCGTCTGAAGGGCGAAATACGACCCAATCACCCGGACCAATGTCGCGGAAACGTTCGCCATCTTCATCGAGAAATGCGGTGGGGCCGAGTTTCAGAATAAGCCCACACTTTCCCTGCCACCGATCTTCGTCGCGTGTGGCATCCGCAAGTATAATACCCGATTTGGTTTTTTCAGGCCGCATGTATAACGCGACGAGAACATCGGAACCAAAAACTTCTACTCTAGAAGTATCGCCAAGTTTTTCTAAAATTTGCTGTTTCGGATCAACGTCGTGAGACATAAGTGAAGCCGGCATGGCCTACCTTTCTTTGTCTTCTACGCCCAGGACGCGCGCCTGAGCTTCGCGAGCGGCATCGAGGGCGTCTCGAATGCCGCGGATTTTCCCGTAACGGTAGCGGTAGTCCGCCCAGTCAACGGGTTTGCCATTAACCAGTTCTGACGCGTGATGTTCGAGCTGCTCGCCGAGTATCCGCTCCAATTCCTGGTAAAGCCGTAAATCAAGATTCATGCGTTGATTGATTTAGGGTTTAGTGATACACTAGTCCCAGCCATATACCGATTGTCCTCGTTGGTATTTGGTTAGAAGGCGCTCGTAAGCAGTGATACGAGCGCCTTTGTTTTTAAAGTTTGTCTAGACCCGCGTCAAGTGATACAATATCAATCGACGCGGGCCAACTTTTTGATTCGACACTGTATTCCGCGGTCAGTAGTTGTCTTTGCTCTTCGGACCCTTGGTGCCGTAGCTATCAATCTTCTGTTTTCGGCCAAACGCCGACCCCGATCCGAAGTCCATGCTCGGGTAATCGTCCTTACGTCCAGGTTTCTTGTACGGAACCTGAATTTTTCCGCCATCTTTACGCGGCATGGGCAGTCCGCCGGGCGGCATCATCGGGGGTGCGCCACCCATCATCGGGGGTCCGCCCATCGGAGGAGCCATCGGAGGCGGAGGAGCCATCGGGGGCGGGGCCGGCGGCATCATCGGGGGCGCTGCACCCATCGGAGCAGCCGCAGGCGCACCAGGTTTACCCATTCCGTCCATGCCACCAATGATGACGTTGACCGTGGTCTTACCTTTAGCGTTCTTTGCGGGCTTTTCGGAGGATTCCCCACCCGTGAGCATGCCGCCTTCAGCGCGCTTGGCGCGACCACCGTACGATTTGCCGGTCAGGGCGTCAGATTTCACCATTTTCTTGACGAGAGCGCGGTCTTCACGCTCATCTTCGTGCATTCGACCGCCGTCTTTACGCCGAGACGCCTGCGACTCGTGTGAACGGGCCTCATAATCCTGCTGATGACCTTTGTATTTGACTTTGCCACCCTGTTTCCGGGTTGTTCCGGGGGCCATCTCGCCGCGCGCAAAGCGCGTTGTCGGGTCGAAGTCTTCCTGCTGGGTCGTTCCGGACGGAATCGCGCCGATTCGCGCGCCGCCCATATCACGACCTTTGCGGCCGGCCTTGTCAAGGCGCTTTAGGCTTTCGGCTCCGTGAACTCGACCGCCCTTTTTACGCATAATTCGCGGCATTGTCTCTTCAGACATTGACGCCGGCTTGTTAAGCGGGGCCATCCCGGCCTGCTTATCGGTGTTCAGCGCATCAAAACCCGCCCAATTCTTAGGTGTTTTGATGTCTTTTTCTTCAGCCCCGTAGCTTTTCAGCTTTCGGTCATGGGATGCCTTCGCATCTTTCGCGTATTCGTGTGCCATTTGGGTGTTCCTATAGGAAAAAGACCCATAAATGAGGCGCTCATCCGGGTTTTTATCTCCCGTGGCCAGTTGGGAGAAAACATGTTGCCTTAGCGTAAGGCTAATTGACGATCTCCAGGCATCGTCGACGATACGCCTGGAGGGTTTAGTTTAGTGCTTTCCCGTGTTTGGGTCAACTTCTGCGGATTTCACCATCAGTAAATCGGGAGACCGCGACGCGCTCTGTCCGCAGCGACGGCATCTGTGGTAAGTCCAGCGCTCATTCTGCCCTGCCCCGTCTGAAGACGAGGATTTTGGGACATAGCAAGACGAAGAGCGTCTGCTACTTCGGGGGGCATTCCACCGCCTAATCCGCCTGCCGCAGGTAGTGTCGGGGCATCACCGGGGTAGCCCACCGGCATTACAGGCATACCAGGAGTGACGGGCTGCCGCCGCTGGTTATATCCCATCCCCTCTTCGCTCTGGTCAAACATCCGCTGGATGTCATTGCGGCTCATGCCCCCACCGAGCTGCTGCTGCCAGAAGTTCATACCCTGCTCATCCGGAGCACGCCCGAGCTCTTGCTGGTAAAGCATCCGGAGATATTCGTTGTCGTCCATTTGTGTGGGCGCTTTAGGGGCCAACCCTGAGCCTGGACCCTGGTTCGTTATCATCGGTGGCTGCATGGGGGGCATATTAGTGCCCGGGAATGGTCGAGATGACCCGTCGCCAGAGAAAATCGGCATTCCAGGGCGCGGTCCTGTGTTCATTATCGGCGGCTGCTGCATGGGCGGCATATCAAAAGCCGGGACGTCCCCTTGCGGCATAGGCATTCCGCCCTGACCTGCTGATTTGGCACCCATTTTAGTCTCCTACTTTTTGCGTTGCGCCGCGCGCATATTGTCAACAAGATTTGGGTAGGGTCTACCCGCCGCCTTTGCCGCTGCTTTAGCTGATGCCTTCTGTTTGTCAGACAGGGACTCAGGCTTACCAAGTGACTTGGGGCGCGACTTGTCCCAAATTGGCTTGCCGCCGCTCGCGTAACCTGTGCGAGCTAGGGTTTCATGCATTCGGACTGGTTTGTTGGGGCTTTGCGCAATACGAAGCGCGTCTTCTATTGCTCCGCCGTCCGCGCAATTCCACTTGCGAAGAGACTTATTTATCCGGCTGTTCGGGTCGTTGGCTGTCTCAGAACTCGTAAGTTTCGCCTTCATCCCTTTCATCCGAGCACAGAAGCTGTCTCGCCGTGGGCCACCTTCCGGCTGCGGTCGCTTGATGTCATGCCCCTGCGCACGAAGAGAGGCGCGGCCCTTTTCATTCAAGCCTCCTTCCGGGTTCTTGCCTTCCTTGCGTGTCCAGGCGCCGCCATTTGCTTTTGCAATGCGTAATGCGTCTTCGACAACGCCGCCCTTGTTCATAAAGGAGACGCCAAAGCTGCCCCCCGGTGAAGGAGCGCCGCCATAGCTTGGGAGACCACTCGGCGCGGCGATACCTGGCCCGCCAGACCCGCCGCCTGCGCCGCTAAACTGCGCTGCGAGCTGAGAGCCCGCAATCATATTCTGCATGGGGGCCCAACTTACAGTGGTAGGCATACCTTGCGGCGTAAAAGTAGACCCTGTCGTCCCCGGCATGGGCGTCGGCGACGGGTTAGATATTGGCGGGGGCGTTGGCATGGGGGGAAGCGGATTGACCTGCGTGCCGGCTCCCTGATTGATTGGTTGCAGCTGTGGCTGTGGCGGGGGCGGCTCTGGGCGATAGTCCCCACCGCTCGGATTGCCCCAGTCAGCCGGATTTGGCGGCGTAGGCCGGTTGTTCATAATCATCGCCGGGACAGGGCCAATCTTGCCCTTGTTCATCGCAGCATCGTTCATCTGCCATGCCCGGACGCTGTTTTCCCAGTTCGCGTAGTCCTGTTTGTATTTAGCCACAGCCTCTTGATAGTTTGACGGCGGAGGAGGAGGTGGCGGAAGTGTGCTTTGTAGGAGCTCATCGAGCGTGTTGTAGCCGCCGAAAGGACCGTTGCCGGGCGCCGGCTTTGGTGGCTCAGTTGGTGTTGCAGGTAAAGTGAGGTCAGACGTTGGAGTTGGCTTTTGTTTTAATTGAGATTCAACCTGCTGAATTTGCTGCTGCGTAAAGTCTTGATATGGCTTTTGTCCGGCGTATTGCTCTTGTGGCTCATAGTTGAACGCAAGGTCAAAGTTTTCTTTAATTTTGTTGTCATATATTGGATTTGAATAATAAATGTGCTTTCCTATTGGAGACGCCTTGCCAATTTTTGAATCAGCAAGCGTTTGCGTCCACCTTGGTTGTTTTTTATAAACATTTGGATTTAAGTAGTTTGTTGCCCCTGGTGTTGGGTTGGGTATTTCCCTTTTAATAATTTTCTGAGCAATATCCATTGCCGCCTGGTTTATAGGACTGTCGGGGTTGTTGACAACATCCTCTGCAATTCTAAGTCCTCGTCGAGCCTCTTTGGAAGCAGGGCTTTTCATTGAAGAATATGCAGAGGGAGCCAAGATTTGAGAAGACGGGTCTCTCGGGTCGTTTGTGTCAAACCATCCACCAAAAAATCCCGGACGCCCTTTCTTTGGTCTAATTCCAGGATTTTCTTTAAACTCTGCGGCCGCCCGCGTGAATGGCGTATACCCAATAGATGCTAATTCTTTAATATTGTCTGGGGTCAGGTTAGATAAATACTGCTCACCTTCCTGAACTAGAAGAGTTGCCAATTGAACAGCCAATGGCTGCGAGCGCATTAACTTGTCTGTTTTCTCGTTTATTTCCAGAGTATTCGGTCCGCTCTTCGCTACAGTTTTTCCAGCTACCTGATATGGCTCAAAATTACTTGCTTGATATAATTGAGATTCTTCTGTGTTTGAGAGGGCATTACTGATTTCAGTAATTGGCATTCCATTTTCAGCTTGTTCTGTCCAATAGTCCAGCCCCGCCTTGTCTGGCTCCCTGCCCATTAATTCTCGATACTCATCCGATATGTAGTCTCGGATTTGTTGAGATTTTTCGGACTGATATTCTTTATATTCTGGAGTCTTAGAAAACGCATTTTGTATCTCAGATATTGGCATTCCAGACAATAATTGGTTTGTCCAATATTTTACACCAGCAACATCTCCGGAGCGCCCAAAACTTTCATCATACAAATCCCTAACCGCAGAAGCCGCGCGCTCTCGCGCTTGAGGCTGCTGACGAAACTGGCCCACCAGTCCGCTGGGGTCTATTTTCCCTGCGGTGAGTAGACTTGTCCAAAAATTCAAACCTTCTGAATCTGGCTTGCGCCCCAAAATATTCTCATAAGCTTGCGTAACAAAGTTTTTTGTAGCTGACGCAGAGTCTCCTCCGTCAGCCATGCCAACTCTGCCACCATTTTTTATTGCAAAGACGCCACTGCCATATATTCCCTTTCGATATTCTTCCGGGTCAATGTAATATTTGGGGTCTTTCGGGTCGTGGCGTTCTTCGGATGGATGCGTATACACGTTTTCTTTGTCAGACCACGGGTCATAGCCATCTTCTCGACCATAAGCGCCGCGCTTCTCACGCCATTTATTGACGGATGCCCCGTAATCGGGTGCATAGTCCCCGGGCTTAAGAACACCTCTTCTTACGCGTGAACCCGCCTCATCAGAGCTATAAAAAGACTCTAGTTCCTTTGGTATAGGCTTTTCTTTTGGCTCGCGCCCCTTGCGGGCTTTTGCGATGCGGAGAGCGTTCTTGATGTCCTCGTCCATTTACTTGCTCCTGCCACCGCGTGCGAGCTTCATGTCCCAGTCCGGGTCTTTGTCTATCCGGGTGTTTATCTTGCCGCCTTTTAGGCGTTTGTGGGCAATGCGGAGGGCGTTTTTGACTGCGCCGCCGTCTTTGTAGCTGGGCAAGTCGCCGTAGGGGTTCTGGCCAATAAGCATATCATAAGACCAGTTGTGAGTTCCGTGGTGACCGCCGTGATGCCCGAAATGGCTGTTGTGGCCAACCGTCGAATGCCCAAATCCGTGGGAACCGGCATAATCACTGAAACTTGGGCTGTGTATTGCGTGAGAACCTAAATCAGGCCCAAAACTTACGCCAAAGTCATGAGATGTATGAACGGGCGTATGGTGTATAGGCGCGTGGTGTATAGGCGCAGAATGAACGGGGCTGTGGATTACGGGCGTTGTGTGGTGAACTACATTTCCGATGTGCGGCGTATGGATACCCGCGCCGCCTCCTGTAAAATCGCCACCCGCGCCGCTTATGTCCGCCGCTCCTGACGTTCCGCCGCCACCGGGGACAAAACCAGAGTCGCCGCCAGCTATCCCAGCGCCGCCGGGCATGTAACCTGAACCGCCGCCAAAATTATCTTGCGCCGGAATCAGAACGTCATCGCTCGGGCGCGGGGGCGGAAGCGGCGCTTGCGTCTCGCTCTCTGTTTCTGCTGCGGCAGTCGTACCTCCGCTACGTGCTGCTTCGAGCGTTTTTCGGAAATCAGCGACGCTGTGCCCGGACTTATTTCCGCTACCATAAAATGACGCGCCCGTCAGCGGATTGGGCAACGAGGCCCATTCTTTGGCCCCGTCCATCATCGCGGCAACAACATTGTTTGACTTGCCAATTAAATAGTTCATTAGATTGGGTCGACGCGCAATTAGCGCTGCGCCCAACGCGTCCTGCGTTTCGTTATCAAATTTTCGGTTGACGTCAATACCGGTTTCTTTAACGAGCGACCGCATCGTATCAGGGATGATTTGATAGCGACCTACCGCAAATAATTTCCGTCCTTTTGCGGGCGAGCCTTGCTGGAGTTCCATAATCTCGCGGATCGTCATATCTTTCAAATGCTTTCCGACGTAACGACTCGCGTCTTGTGTGCTGTTAATGACTTTGCCGCCGACGGTTCCGTTATTCATCGCGTCGTAGCCGCCCTCTCCTTTAGAAATAAAATCAAGAAACGTCCTCGCGCCTTCGGAGAGAGTTTTATTCGGACCTGTGAATAACTGTTGCGCACCTTTGATTATTTGACCGGGGGCGTTTAGAACCGCCCCTAGTGTTTCCTTAACCCGATCCATGAAGGAAGGTGCCGGACTATTTGAAACGATTTCCGACGGTCGTGTCGGCGGCAGTGGAGCGTTAACCATCTTGCCAATTTCAGACGCTGCCTCTTTAGGTGACAGCACGCCCTTCGCCATCGGGTCGGACATCATTGATAGTGACGCCTGCTCTTCGGCTGTCGGCTCACGATTCGTCAGCGAGCGGAATACGCCCGAGGCAAAGCTGCTGGGGTCATCCGGATTAAAGTTGGCAATCGCGTCGTTAACCTTCATCGCGTTTATCGACGCATCAACATAAGGTTTGTATACACCGTTCTCGCCCAGGCCATTCCTGAGAGCGTTCGCCGCGAACTGATATTTGTCTACAACATTGTCCTTGCCCGACAGCATAACATTCGGGTCGATATAGCCTGTCGGAATCTGCTGGTTTGCGCCCAAGCCCTTATTCAAAAGCGTCGAAGCGAATGAAGTCGGGAAAACATCGTTCGACTCAGAAACGCCCCAAACATTCGGGTCACGATAGCCGTCCGGCATTGGGCCGCGCTCGCCAATGCTCTTGAGGGCCGTTGCCGCGAAATCATACGGATTGACCTCGTTGATGCCGCTTTTGGCCGCTTCAAACTGCCTATCCATGTAGCCCGCGTATTCGGGGCTCTGCATAAGCGTCTGACCAACATCGGCCAAATCCATTCGCCCCTGGGCAATCTGGTCTTTAAAATAATTCAGTCCGTCAGCATCCGGCTGGCGGCCAAGCACGTATTGATACATGCTGCCGACCTGGTTCATCTGCGCCTCTGGGGACGCCGCGAACACACGCGCGACCTCTGAAGGAGACGCGCCTTGATTGAGCGCGTTCAAAAAGAAGTTCTGCCCCTCAAAATCAGGTGCGCGGCCCGTGTAGGAATGATAAAGACTCGAGACAAAAGACGAATAGTCCTGCGGATTGACTGTAACCTGATTAGAGCGTAGCTGCTCAAGGGGCGGCGCAAGAGGCGGCGTCGCCATGTCCGACCGCCCGATATTCGGATTCCAAACCGGGATTTCATTCCGATTGTCCGGTGTCGTCGCGGATCCGTTCATGCCGGGCGTCGTCGTCCCGGCGCTCGGGCCTGTTGTTCCTGGGACAACGATGTTGTCGCCCATGCCCGGCGTGCGCATGTCCGGAACAGGAACATTCGGATTGAGAGGCGGCAAAGGCGTCGAGGGTGTCGGCGTAAGCGCCGGATTAAGCGGTGGTGTTGGGGTGTTCGACGTCGGAATATTCGGGTTGAACGCGGGGAGCGTTGTCGGCTGCTGCGTTGGATTTAAAGCAGGGTTCAAAGGCGGCGTCGGGATGTTCGACGTCGGGATGTTCGGGTTAAACGGCGGAAGCGGATTCGGCTGCGTCGGCGGCGTTAGTTGCGGGTTCAAAGGCGGCGTCGGGATATTCGACGTCGGAATATTCGGATTCCAATTCGGTAGTGGGGATGACGGTAGGAAGCGATTGGCTTGAGAGAACGTAACTGGGTTCGCCTCACGATACGCACGCGCCCAATTCATCGCCTCCGTCGCCTCACGGGGTGCGCGCCCATATGCCGACTCAAATGCGCGCCCTAAATCGGCCGCGTAAACTTGTCCCTCGGTCGACTGTTGGAATTGCTGAGAAAGATCCGGCGCGCCAATCGCGCCCGACTGCAAGTGGCCGAGCCAGAAGGCCTGCCCGGCTGGGTCCGGTGCGCGTCCGAGATAGTTGTTATACGCAGCTGAAACAGCCGCCTGCTGTTCCTCATCTTGTTCAGGCGTCCGCATGCCTGGCTGTCCGCCGTTTGCCAGTGCACTACGTGCGACGCGCATCGCGTCTTGAACCTGAGCGTCTTCAGGCATATTCATGCCCATGCTGCTCGTCATGTTCAAAGCCGGCGTGTGGACGCCGTTGCTCAAGTCAAGTGGTGACTTCTGCGGGTTGTAAACAGCGTTGAGCGAATTTACCTGGTCGCCGTACGCCGCGCCGCCGAACGCTTTTTCAACGGGTTCTTCGTCCGTCGCCATAACCGCCCCTGCGCCAGCACCAACAGCACCGAGCGGTCCCGCGCCGCGAATAAGTTTCGGGATCGCGGTATATGACGTTGCAGCGGTCGGGTCTTCTTCGATTTTCTTTACTGTCTCATACGCATCAAGCGCGCGGCCGACCGGCGCGGTATACGGGTTCGCATAAAGCGGGGCCGTCTTCAACCCATAAAGCGTATTTAGAACTTTGTTGGCTGTTCCCGCGTAATCATACGGGAGTTCGCCGAGTTCCTTCTTGCCGCCCAGCAGCGGGGCGTCAACGACGACTTTGCGCTTCGGGGCTTCCGGCTCTGCGCCGCCTTCAAATTCATAGGCGTGGCGCTTCAACTGATACTCACGAATGTCAGGCTCGCTTGATAGCTTTTCTGCGGGCGGCGTGATCTTCAGGCCCCGGAAGGGCGACCAAGTCTTGCGCTCGACCGTTCCTTCTTCAGTGGTGCCGCCATCGGCATATTTTCTTGCGATTTTTAGTGCATATGAGTTGTCTGCGGGTTTACGATTCCTACCGCGTATGTTTGTTCCGCCAGCGTCTGTGCTTTCGTCGTGTCTCTTGTGGGCTTCTTCCACCCCGCCCCCTCTTGAGAACAGATGTTCTCCAAAATGTTTCATAACCAATTCCCCAGGGTTATCTTCATAAAGATGCGTCACAAGCCCCAGCTTCTCAAGTTTACGCAACACTTCTGGGTCGGTCCCTTTTGGTGCTAAAGCCCCAGCAAATTCTTCTAACTTAACCTCGCGTTGCGGTTTGCCTTCAAAATACGGAACGTAAAGTTGATCCCTTTCGTCCAAAATTTTCTGGGCTAACTCTAAATCTTTTTTGTTGGCTGTGGGAAAATATTTCTTCAAATCGCCAGCGCGGGCTGCGTCTACAATATATGCGCGTGCACTTGGTGAACCCAGTTCTTCTTTTAGCTTTGGGTCAGCATGCGCGCTTAATAACTGGTCCATAATCGAAAGATCATCAACGGCCTTAAACCCATACATACCGGGTGTAGCGCTTATTAAATTTCGACGAGAATTAACATCCTCGATTGTTTTCAATAACGGTGCGGTGTGTGCATAAAAGCTTGTTGGGCTGTCATAATTAGCAATATTTTTATATTGTCCCGGACTATACGAAACGCCCCCCCGCGTGGGGATGCTCTTCATATGCTCCGTAAGGTTTTCGAGAGTTGCCGGTGTGTCCGGGCCTTTTACGCTGCTATGAAATTTTCCTTCAGATATTTTAGGAAGCGTCGGGGTATACGCATCCGTTGAAAATATGGGGTTGTCCTCTGCAGGCGTGCCCAGATGTTTCTTACCAACTAGCGTAATATCGCCGTAGCCTCCGAACTGATTTAAATAATTTTCTGGCTTCGTGATGGCCAAGCTTGGCGTAGGTAATCCGCCCCATTCCGCGATCTGATCAATATAACTGCTTGGGAATTGGTGTAGAACGGCCAACCGCTCATCCGTACTTAACGGAGGTGCGTTTTCTAAGGAGCGTCGTTCGAAGGGTGAAATATGCTCGGGTTTTGTAGCAAAAATATCATGCTCTTCGTAACCTTGACGACGAGCATCTGCCACTAAATCGTCGGCCAGCCTCTGCTCCAGTTTAGCATGCTGTTCAGGGGTCAGCTCGTTAGCGGGCTTGCCAAACATCTCTCCCGAAAAATCATTTGCAAAATCTTGATAATGTGTTTTTAACGACTCTTTCATTTCGGGAGCGTATTTACTAAGGGACGCCTCCGAGTAACCTAATGGCTTCGCAAATTTTTCAGTCGCCTTCGCTACCTTCGCCATAGGCGCAGCTGCCATCGCAAGTTTCGCAGCCAACGGTGCTTTGAGGGCAGCGCCCGTAGCCGTGCCAACAACCGGAACAGCCTGCAGAACATCGCCTACAGCACCCAGGCCCTTTAGCCCTGCAGAGAGATATTCTCGTTTCTTGATGTCTTCCATCAGAGAAGGCTCAAACCCCCCTTCAGCCGTCGGGAATTTTCCAGCAGCGGCGGCGAGGCCCGTTCCCGGAACAAGGCCCGCAGCCATCAGTCCCGCTTCCTTAGCCGTCCGCATCCCACCTTCCGGGTCATACTGAGGTGCGGAGCCCTCTAGCTCGCGGCGAAGAAATTCTTCCTGACCGGCTTCGTCGGGGACGCCACCATCGGCATAACCGCGCGCCCGAAGCGCCAGCCGCAGAGCGTTCTTAATCGTGGCGTCCATCACACAGGTCCTTCGCCTGACTTAATAAGATCATGCGCGCGATCAGCGGCTGCCTGCTGCGCTTCCTGCTCTTTGTCGCGGTTTATATTTCGCTGCGCGTGCGCAAGGTCGAGGCCCTTAATCCTTGTCGCATTTAGCAGGCTCTTATCGTGCAATCGCTCATCAAGCGAAAGTTTGTCGCGATGAACAAGCTGCGTTTGCTGAAGCTTCAAGCCCTCAAGCTGGAGTTTCGCATTCCTATCCTGCGCGTGATTGACCGCATCCGTCTTAGCGATCTGACGCCGCGTAAGTGCGTCAATATTCTGCGAACCGATCTGCGCCATCTTCGCCTGTACCTCAGCCGCTGACGTCTGGGCCTTCACTTGCGTATCGGCCATCTTCGCCTGCGCTGTCATCAACTTCGCCTGTGCGTCCATCATACGCGTCGGATCCGGCTGATGCTGAGCCGGCGGCTGCTTGTTGAATAGGTCCTGCGCATCCTCAACACCAATCATCGAGAAAATGCGGTTGTATACTGCCTGCTGATCAAACGCCATCGGATTCTGCTGCGCAATCGTGTAGATCGCAATCGCCTTCTGAATCCTGAGCGTTTGGGACGCCGTATTGGGGTCCGCTTTCGGGACAATGAAGTTATTCTCGAGCGCCGCTTGAAGCATTGCGGCGTCGCCCTGAAAATTCGGGTTCTTGTTATTGCGCCAAAGAACGCTCGGGTCTCGCCGGAACAATTCCTTCAACAACCCGAACTCTTTGCACTGCGCCTGGTGCATTCGTTTGTGAACTGCGCCGACAACTTTCGTCGCCTGATCGATCATGGCAATCGTCGTGCCAACCGGCGCGTCATTGCGTCCCTCGCCCACAGCCGTATCCGCCGTGCCGCCCAAACGCTGAGATGTCTGCTCAACGTTCTGGATGATACTGACGAAGCCGCCGCCGACGTCTCGGTACGGAAGCGGCATAAATGCCTGGTTCAACGGAACGCCGTCTACATCCATCGGCGCGACTTGGCCCGGTCCCACGCGGATGTTAGTCGTTTGCTGTTTTCCGGTAGATCGAGCCATAACGCCGCCCGGAAAATTAGCGAGCATACCATTGTCAAGAGCAATACGCCAAGCCGCCGTAAGAGCGCGAGAAGCATTACCCAGAATATGCAAGAGGCCAAGGTTAACACCAGGAAAAGCGGGGACAAACACGTATTCGACGAAGACTTCTTTCCGGACATATGCCTTGTCTCCTTCTTCCCACCATCGGCGGATTTCAAGGATCTGGCGGCTTTCTTTGTCCAGTGTTACTCTATACGGTAGAGGAAGCCCTGTCGTTTCGCCGTCTTCTGTGTGTTCAAAACCCTTTAGATCAATCTCACAATAACACTCGTAGATTTCCCGGTCCGAATCTTCCATGCCCATATTCATCTTGGGCTGCATTCCGGAAATTTCGTCAAGCTTGCGGTCAACAATGTTGAGGTCCGGCATCGCAACGCCGCCGTCAAGCGCAACGTCTCGCCACGCCCCGACCAACTGCATCTGCTTCACAACGCTCGGGCGCATCCGGGAACGGTGCGTGATCCGGCCGCAAGCCTCGAGAGACACGGCCCCATCGCTAAGAATGATATCTTTGCGGTCAATCGTTTCTGATACCGGGCGACGTTTAAGCGGATGCCAATAGACTTTTTTGTAGGCCTCGCCGCCGTGTCCAAGCGAGAAGAACATGCGGTCAGTGTCGGGGTAGTATTCCGGCGCACCTGTCGTCAAGTAGTGGTTGAAATCCTGCTGGAGCTTCATCGCCTGTTGATCCAGTTGCAGCGTACCGTCGCCCTCGTTCGACACTTTGACCGGGCCGTCCGCCGGCAAGAGCTCGCCGCGCGCGTTCGCCTGGAAACGAAGAACCGCCTCAAGCAAGAGCGGATGCCGAATAACCGAAATACCTTCTTCGTTCGGCTCTGTGCGCGGTTCCTCGAGCTTGATTCCGAGTAGTTCGATTCCCTTTACGACGTCTTGAAGTCGCTGCTCCTGTCGCGTAATGTCGTCTGTAATCAGGCGCAAAAGGTCGTCGGAGATTCCGCCGAGTGTGCCTGAGTCAAGATACATCGCGAGGTTTGCGTCGTGGTCGCTTGACTCGTCCGGTGGGACAACGCCGAGGCCGCCAAAATTAATCGTAACGGCGCCGTCGGGTAGATCGATTACGAGGGCGTCAGGCTTTACCTTCCCGAGATCACCGAGGTCAACGGTTTCAGAACCCGGCGGGGCCGGAGCCTGATCTTCGGGTTGTTGGATAAAGCGAAAATCGTCCATCGTGGTTCCTGTCAGTGCGGCCCGTGGAATTTCTCGTTAAACAATTGTTCCGAGGCTTCATAGGCAGCGGTCAGGCTTAGATGAAGCGCGCCACCCTCAAGAACCAGTTGTTCGAGTTCATTCGACAGGGAGATTACAACTTCGGGCTCGGTAGATCTTTCCCGCAGCTCATTGAAAATAGAGCGAGTTCGGTTGCAAATGAACTCCAGCCGCGCTTCGGCTTCCGCGAGCGTTTTCATGCTGGAGGCTCCGGTCGATAAAATAACAAGAAAGTATAACGTAAAAATTTCAGTAGGTAAAGTGGAGCCGACTATCCGATTCGAACGGATGACCTGCTGTTTACAAAACAGCTGCTGCTACCAACTGAGCTAAGCCGGCGGGATTACGGCGCAACCTTAGCCCGCTGCGCTGTGAAATGTCAAGGTTAAACCTCGTAAAGAACTCGAGAGGGGCGCTTGTGTGCCGCCTGATCTCTAATTTCGGCGGCTATCTCTTCGGGGCGGCGCAACAGGTTGCGTTCGCGGAGAAAACTGATTGCCTGTACAGAAGAGTCGACCAAATCGTCATGCGCGCCCTTCGGGAACGACTCCCACTCCGTAATCACCTGATCGGCCCAACTCTTATCGGGGGCATAAACCATTCCGCTACTGAACGTGGGCTGAACCGAATAAGCACGCGCAACTTTATCCGCCGAACCAGGGTTTATAAGCGTGACGTCCCAAGAAGCGGTCCGATTCAAACGCTTAATTTCCTGAGCGACACTGAGACCTGGTCCCTTCGCCTCGACAAGTAGCTTATTAACATTGTAACGATTGCAGCTGTCTATAACCCACTGGACAAGTCCCCAACTTTCCCGCTCACGCAGCTTAAATGCGTGCTCAGTTTCTCCGGGTTCTCGGAAAATGTCTGGGCCGTTTATCGGAAGTCTCTTGGCCCAGGCATACATTAGCATAACGGCTGTGACAGTGTCCCGATCGTCTAGTACGTCTGACACGTCTCCGGTTCGACTCAGGATACGTCGCGCGCTCTGTCCGCCCTTTTGCCACACGCCCCAAATTGTGAATCCGCTCGGGTCGTTCTCCTGCTTTGTTGTATACGCCGGATCAAGTGACGCCACGATGTAATCCATCGGCGGATACTTGTGCGCGCCCGGAATGCCTTGAGCCTGTGCCTCAGCGTCGTCATAAAGAACCCACCAATCGCGTTTTACAATTCCACCGCCACGCGGGCTCGGGGACTGTTGGAATTGGCCCGCATAACCGTAAGGCCCCAGTACCTGCTTGTCCCTCTCGACGACTTCTCTTGGGAATCGCCCCGGAAAGAGCAGTTCCCCTTCTTCTTTTCGCGGGTCTACAAAGCCTATTTCTGTTTCACAGCGACGATTTGGATCAAACTCTTGCGGCAGCATCAAATGACAATATGGCAACCCTTCGTCAAGAATGACGCCGCTTACGTCTTTTTCATGAAGCCGCTGCATGATAACAATAATAGACGACTTCTCCGGGTTATTGAGACGCGTGGGTAACGCTTCTCTAAATGTCGTAATCGTAGACTCTCGTTGCGCATCTGAAATCGCACTATCAACTGAGTGCGGATCGTCTAAGATAATTATGTCGCCTCTAGAACCCGTCATGCTTTCAAACGCAACCGCTTCCCGGAAGCCTGTCGCTGTATTTTCGAATTTGGTTTTAGCCGACTGGTCTGAAGTTATTTTTACAGTGTCACCCCAACGCTGCTTGTACCAATCGGAAGTAACAAGACGTCGCATTTTTAAAGAATCACGAATCGCGAGATTCTGATTGTGCGCAGTGCAAAGGAATCTTGTCGCTGGCTTCCCTCTCGGTCCCCAAATCCAAGCTGGGAAAAATACTGACGTCAAAAGACTCTTCATCATTCCTGGGGGAATGTTAATAAGGAGTCGGTTTATATCGCCGTCCTCGATTGCATGGAGGTGCATTGCGACAGCTTTAATATGCCACCCGTCAACATACGGGTTGCTTGGCTCAACCACATGCCACGCTTCTTTAATAAAATGGGTTAGTGACGCAGCACATCTACGTTTACTTTTCCGAAGATCAAGCTCGACCTTGGCTTTCGCGCGGCTGATCAACTCCTCTCGCGGAAGCTTTAATAATTCTCTAACGTCTAAATCAAAATGGACGCTCACTCCTCGTCATCCTCCAATAATTCGTCCGCATAACTCTCGTCGCTCTCCGCCTCCTCGATAATCTTTAAAACCTCGCCCTCAATAACGTTACCAGTGATAAGCTTCACCAACTCAATGTCACTCATTTTATCGTAAGCCGTAACTGTAGCGTTTACCTCAATCTGCGCCTTGCCCCAGCCTCTGTCCAAAATAGAATTCGCCGCCGCCACTCGTGCAGCAGGCGGTGAACTCTTTGAATTCAATACGTCGATTAGCGCATTAACCGCATCAAGTGTGTGACTTCTGCACAAGTCACGGATATCTTTGGCTATTCGACGCTTTTCAATCGTCTCAGGTTTCTGAGGCAAACCAGTGGGGTTCCCCGATTGTCCCTTCTTGAATACCACAAATTGCCTCCAAATTGCTGAGCAATAGTCCACTTTGCTTCAGTCTAACCTTATATTAACGTTCGTTAAACGAGCTTTTCACCGCCCTGCATCCCGAGCGCAGCCATGTAAGTCTCTAAGACTGCCTGCTCCTCTACACGCTTTTTAGCGTCCTTCTTGCGTAGAGCAATCACAGTCTTCAACGCCTTCTTATCAAACCCATTGCCCTCTGCTTCTTTATAAACGTCCTTGATATCCGCGGAGATCGCCGCCTTCTCCTCCTCGAGCTTTTCAATCCGCTCAACAATAGTTTTAAGCTGCTGCGTCACTGTCTGTGCTCCCTAAAAGTCTCTGTTCAACTTCGTTCCAGTCCCAGTTCCGAGAACCAACTCCGGCTATCGGAACAAAATTCTTTACGCCCTTTTCCTCGAGCTCTAACACATCCACTCCTGGAATAAGGTAGAGCTCGTCTTTTTTCCGCCTAACCGCGATAAATACGCGTCCACCCAAGCGCGATACCCGATGAATGAATGGTATCTGCAACGGCTGGAATCGAACGCGCCAGCCCGAACATTGTTTAAACTCCACAAGACCCATCGTCCCGCCCGGCGCAACAAACAATGAATCCGGAATTCCCGGGCAAACAGCCCCCGTTTCCAAACGCGACCACATCCAGTCTGGTGTTTGTTTTTTAAAAAGAGAATACAATCCCCCATCAGTACTCAAGTGTGGTGCTCCAACGTATGCTTTAGGTCGCGATCGAGATCAGGTCGCCCCTTCAGCCAGGCTAAATAGTCTCGGGGCACCTCTGTAAACGGAAGCCCCCGGTGTTTCCCGAAGGGTATTCTCTTGAGAAGAACGGGCTCTTGCGTGATCTCAACCATCTCTTTCGCAGTTTTCTCAGTAAGAAGACGTAGCATGAGCTG